GCCGGCCCATCTCGGCCTGCCGCAGCGCCGCGAATTGCTGCGCCTGGGCCTGCTGAGACTGCGCCGATACGCGCTGCAGTTCCTGCTGAATGCCGCCGATCCGGCCGCGCAGCGCATCGCGCTCCGCTGTCAGCGCGACGTATTCGGCAGGCTGCTCCCGCGCCAGACGCGCCCAGTCGATATTGGCAAACTTCTGGGCTTCCGGCGCGGCGACGAAGAGCAATTGTTCAAGGTTCTTCGCATACGAGCTGCGCTCTTGCTGGATCTCGCCAAACGTCGCTTCGAGCGCCTGGCGGTGTTGCGCGATCTCCTGGGTCTTGGCGTTAAAGGCTTTATCCCGCTCACTTTCCCGGCGGGCAATGACTGCCTGAGCCTCGGGAGGGAGCTGCGCGAATACTTCCTTGTCGGCATTAGACCAACTCCGGGGCGCTTCGACCGCGGCGGGCTCGGTGTCGGCGGCTTCGCCGTCCGGCTCGTCGGGCAGGTCTGCTTCCTCGGTATCGTCGGGGGCCGGGTCTTCCGGTCCGACAGCCGGGTCATCCCCGGGTTCCGGTGCGGCGGGCCCCTCTTGCGGCTCCCGCGGCGGTGTCTGTTGCGCGCGCTGCCGGCGCGGCGGCTCGAGGAGGCCCTCGATCCCGGCCATGACCTCGGCTTCGCTCATGCTGGTCGCGGGCGCGGCGGCGCCTTCGCTGCCAGTCGCCTGGCGCGTTTCACTCATGCTCAATACCCTATGGTTTCAGCGAGTTAAGGCCGCAATCGCTCCAGCGCGCGGACAAACTTGTCACGGCCCCCATGCCGCCAGTCGACGGCCGCAGCCGCCATCACCGCGATCTCGTAATCCCGCCGGGAAAACCGCACCGTGCGGCTGCCGTCCGGCGCGGGCTCGACAGCCACGATCTGGTCGAGCAGCAGCCGCAGCGCCGTCTTCAGCAACTCCCGGTTTGTCGGGAAGCCGGGCATCAGCCCCTTAGCGCCGGCATGAAGAGATAAAGAGACAGCAGCAGCACGGCGATAAACGCCAGCCAGTTACTCGCCCAGCCATAGGGCGTAATCTGCGGCACCGGCAAGATGCTGAGAAACCACAGAAAAAGCGTCATTATCAGCAGGATTTGGATGATCATGCCGCGTCCCTTTCCTGCATCCGCGCCCGCGCCTCGATCGCCCGCGCGTTGCCGACCATGATCCGCAATTCCGAGCGGAATTGCTCCGCTGCCCAGTGCAGCCGGTAGGCCGCCTCGCGCGCCTCGGTTTCGCCGATCGCGGTGTTGCGCCAGCTCTCCGCGAGCTTCTGCTGTATCCGGTCGAGCGCGAGGTGCAGCACCGGGTCGTCGAGCAGACGGCGGGCGTTTTCGCCCATCTGCATCGGGTCGCCCGGCGCCGGCTGCGTGCTGCGCCACGGCGGACGCGGCAATTTGCTCGCCCACCAGTAGGCGAAGGGTGCCCAGATCACGCTATGGAATGCCTATATGTAGAAGCATGGACGACCTTGAACGCACCATCGCCGCGCTCGTCGAACGTAAGAATGCCGCAGCCGAGGACTCGGCCGAGTACCGCATGGCGGTGCGCCAACTCCAAGGGTTGCGCTATTCCTACGAGGATGCCGCCGGCATCATCGAAGATCTCGACCCCGACGGCTGGGGAGCGTCCTGCCGCGTTGCTCACCGACCGTACTGATCCGCGGCGCCCAACCCGACAGCACCTAAAAGGCCATACATCGGCATATCGCCTTTGATGATGCCGCGGCGCACGATCTCGTCTCGCGGCATGCCGGTAAGCCGGTGGGTACGCTCGATGCTTTCGTTAATGACATCGATGAACGGCTGACCAGACGTGTATTTCGGGTCTTTTAGGTTCTTGAACCCGGCCCAGCCGACATCTTGATAATTTTGGGGCGGCACACCGACCTTCGCCGCCTCCTCACCCAGCACCTTCTCGTACAGCCCGTAGGTATTGGCCGGCGGCACGTTAACTCCAGGCGTCATCCCGGAAACCATCTGCTCGTCCATCGTCGCCGCACCGCGGTTGCCGGTAAAATCCTGGGCAAAATTGTGGCGTTTCGGGTTGCCCGCGCCGAGGGCAGAAAACCCGCCTTCATCAAACAGCTTCTGATGCATCGCCATGTTGCCGGTCGCATAGCGCCCGCCGATCGGAAACGGCATTTCATAGGCTGCCTGCGGGTAAGGAAGTCCCTGATTACGCAGGTAATTACCATACGACGCCATCAGCCAGTTCGATGTCGGATCAGCACCCCCGGTTGTCGCCGCCATACTGGTGGAAATGTGGTCTTGAAATGCTTTGCGACCCGCCTCCGGGCCTAACTCCTTGACGAAATCCTGCTCTAGCTGACCGAGCGCGTACCAATCCTGGGTATTTGGCATCTCGCTGCCGCGCTGATAGGCAGCCCGCAATCGCTCACGCGACGCTTCGCTACCGATATTTTCCAGGTGCTTATCGATGGTCGCCTGCTTAGCCGGCAGGATTGTCGTTGTATCCACGTTCGGCGGGTAATTAGCCGGGTCGACGTGAAACCGTTGCGCCGGATCGTAATAAGGCTCGTACCCGCTCACGCGCATATCTTTGATGATGCGCTCCCGCTCCGTGCGGAAAGCTTCCGCTTCCGGCGTCAGTTGCTTCGCCAGATATTCATTTCCTGTTGCGCGGTCAGTCGCCGTCGCCGGCGGCCCAACTGGCGGATAGTTCTCGGCATATTGCGGGAATTTCGGCCCAACCAATCCCTCGGCAACCCTGCCCACCCGCGTTGCCAGCGGCGCCGGCCCAAACGCGCCTAGCAACGCCTCGGTGTCTCCGCCCGCGAAAGCCCGGTTGACGTCCTGGATACCGCCGCGCGCCATCTCGCCCGACAGCACCTTGTCGAGCCACGGCTGCGTCATCGGCTGCATCGCCGTGCTGGCCTGCGCAGCACCCGCCGCCTCCGGATCGCCGCCGCCGAGGAGCTGCAGCAGCTCGTCGAGAACCGCCACCGCTAAGGGTTAACCGGCGCGTATGTCGGCCAAGGCCGATCGACATTCACGACCGAAGCCGGCCTCGGCGGCGGGGCCGGTTTAGCTGCGATTGCCGCCATCATTTCCAACCTCGATTCTCAGCGAGCTGATGGGTCACGATAGCACTCGGCGACAACGAACGCGCCCCAAGCGCTTGTAAGAGCCTAATGAGACAAACGCACATTAAAGCGGCAACCCGCTATTGCCGACCGCCGGCCCTGGCCCGCCCTGCCCGGCGGCATAAGCCCCGGCGGCGAATTTCAGCTCGACTTCCCTTTGTTTCACCGCCGCCTCGGCCTCGACCTTGGCCCGCGCGATGATCAAGTCATGCTGGGCTTTCTGCTGCTCCAGCTCCATCTCATGGCTCTGCTTCTGCTGCTCCAGCATCATCTGATGCTCTTGCTTTTGCTGCGCGAGCTGCGCCTCGAGCCCGGCCTTTTGCTGCGTCGATTGCGCGTCGGCCTGCGCCTTCATCTGCACCGCCGCCACCGCCGCCTGCGCTTTGAGCTGCGTCGCCTGCACCACGGCCTGCGCCTGCATCGCGGCCGGGTCCGGCGGCTTCTGCCCTGGCGGCTGCGCGCCGGGCGGCGGCGGCGGCGGCTGCGACGGATCGGCGAAAAACGACGTTTTGAACCCGGCGTTTTCCTGCAGTGCCTTCAAGGCATCGTAGACATTCTGCGGATAAACCAATGGCCCGGTCGGCCCGCCCTGCTGCTGGACAATCTGCGCCTGCAAGGCGATGACCGTCGTCAGATGCTGCAGCATCTGGTCGCGGTTGCCGGTGCCAAGCCCGACACTCACCGTCACCGGCATATCCTCGCGCCACTGCCGCGGGTCGATCCGCAGCCAGTCGCCGGTCACCCGGATGATTCTCTCCTGCTGCTGGTTCTGCCGGACCAGCCGCATGATGCCGCGCAAAAGCTGCTCCACCCCGTAGGCGAAGATCCGCGCGAAGAGCTCGACCCGCTGCGCCTGCGCGCCCTGCACCATGGCGATCCCGCTCGCCGTGGTGTTGGCGAGCTGGTCGGCCCCGATCATCTGATTGTTGCGGGCAACCCCGGTACGGATTTCCTGCGTCTGGTCGATGTACTGGATCAGGGGAAATGATTTGTCGGCGGTGTACGGGATCGACATCGGCGCAATGCCGCCAAGGCGGCGCGACCGCACCACCCCGCCCGGCCGCAATGTCAGCAGGTCGTCGTAGGTGTTCTCGTTGATGCTGTCGTCGGCGACCTCGACCCTCGGCCAGTTGCTGAGATACGCATTGTCGACCATCTGCCGCATGATCGAGGACTTGATATCCTGAAGATCAGCGGTCAGGTCGGCCAGCGACAGCCCCACCAGTTTGTGGCTCGCCGGGATCGGGCAGATCGACACAAACGGCACGCACTCGACGCACTCGATGTCCGGCTCGCCGCCTTTGGTGAGGATGACCAGGCCGTGGCCGGCGGTGGTGACCTTGTAAAGCTCGGTGGTTTTTCCGTCCTTGCTCAGCCTGATGTAGCTCTCCTCGACCCACAGCTCGCGGCCGGCGTCCTTGCGGCCAAACGGGGGGAACGCGTCGTCCTCGCGATACCGCTCGGCCCGCTCGGTGTTCCACTCCATGCTGTCGTCCATCGGGACGAGTTCCAAACACTCCTCGTCGAAGCCCTGCTGGATCAGATCCGAATAGGTCCACCTTCTGCGGTGCGCCAGAAACGGGATATCGTCGCGCTTCGCCCGCCGCGAAAACAGCACCTCCTCCGGCGCCACATTGGCGATGGTGACGCGGCCATGATCGCGCGTGTAGCGGATGGTGCAGTCGATCAGTTCGATCTGCGGCGGCCGAGGCGGCGGCGGCATCGCCGGCATGCCGGGCTGCATCGGGAGCTGCAAATTGCCCGTCCCGGCCAGCATCGGCATTGCCGGTTGCGGCGGCGGCACAAACGGCCGATCCATCGCAAACTCGTCCGGCTCCTGCATGTACCGCCGCTGTTTGATCACCTCCGCGTCGGGATCGTCGCCGAGCAAGGCGTCCAACTGAAACTGCAAAATCCCGGTATACGATTTGGTTTCGACCTCCCGCTGGGTGTCCCACCAGTATTTTACCCAGCCGAGCTTTTCGATTAGCGCATCCGCGAACCAGTCCCTGAGTATCAGGAAGCCGGGATTTTCCTTCAGGAACAAGTGGTTAATATACAGCGTCGCCTGCTTTGCCAGCAGCACCGGGTCTGGCGGCGGCGGCTGGCCCGGCACCAGCGGCACATACGGCGCAGGACG